AACAGAGTCTTGATTGTCTGAAGAAGAACCTTTAAAGTTTTTCTTCTGCTTCATACCTTGTTCAGTACCAAGTTTTTCAACCTTCTTCTTGAACTTCTTCTTACCAGATTTACCAGGAGTAACTACTAGTGATCTTTCACCAACTTTAGTTTCCTTACCTGACTTATCCTTCTCAGTATATCTTCCAGAAACACTAGTGCCTCCAGGAAGACCAGCACCACGAACTCTTCTTTTGAGTTCTCCATGACGAGTCTTATTTTCTTTATCGGATTTGTCACCCCTACTACGGGAAAGGATAGCCATTCCTCCCTTATCCGATTTACTTTTGATACGGTTAAGACTACTCTCATCTATCTGAGAACATTCTAACACAAATTCCCTAAAGGTTATCATAACTTATGACACTTTATGAAGTGGTAAACATCCATAATTATTTATGCCCTAACACAAAAGGAGGTGGTCAACCCCCCGTATCTTTTTATTCGGTTTCCTCTGTCCTTTTCTTTTTGGAACCGATATTGTATTTGGTCTGAAGAATCCAGTCTTGCTTATCTCTAAATGCAAGAACCTTAATCTGATTGAGTGGTGCGATGTCTTGAATTTTATCAACGTCTACAATATTAATCAAACCCCAGTCGGCAAGTAGTTGTGCAATACGATTACGTCTCTGAACATCATTCAATGTTAGATTTGCATGTTTACCATCAAGAGCAAATAGTTCTTTAAAGTGAACAAGGTAATATCTTCCTTGTTTATGCAGAATGTGACAGGACTGATAGATTATCTTTTCTTTTCTAGATGCGACTCCAATACGAGTCAAAGTTTCACGAACTTTTAGAAAGTCATCTGGTTCTCCTAGAACCACTTCTACCATTTGGTCTTGTGACCACTTCACTTCAGCTTCTCTAACAACACTCATCCTTTTCCTCCAGTATCAAATTTTGATTTAATAAAATTAAGTTGTTCTTTTGTTAGAATTTTCAAAGCCTGTTTTGCCTTTTCATTACTATAACCATAATAACGTTTGACATAATCAAGATCTTTGATCTTATCTTGTCGGAGCCAGGGAGAGAATCTCTTCTTTTTCCTCACAATATTTATAAGGAAGTCATATTGCAACCTTTTAGAAAGGAAATTATACCTATTCATCTCATTAACAAACATCAGAGTATCAAGATGTCCAGAGAAACAACGATTGATAATATAAGGAGGATATTCTTTTTCGAGTGAAGGATCTTCATCAATCAAATGCTTCTTTGTTTGATTGATAGAATTGAGCCAGTCTTTCAGTTCAGTCATGAAGTAGAAGGTCGAGAATGTTTACAGTTTCTTTTTCAGTGGGATAGTTGGTGACCAGAAGTTCTGTTTTTTCATTATGTTGAGAGTCATCCCTCTTAACTCCTCTATCATCGACTGCCTTATATCCCTTTTCACCTCGATGCGCCATGGAATAACGCAATTTCCAATGCTTGAGATAATAATCCTTATATAATTCTTCGAGTTTTTTATGTGCGTTATAAGTGATCATAAATTGATGAGGACACTTATAGACATCATCAGCAAATCGATCATGATCAAAGAACTTGTGCATCTCACGATCCTTACCATAAAGAAAGTCTTTGATATCATAAGGAGGATCAAGAAATACGAATACATCCTCACCAGGAGCATTCATAACCTCCGAGTAATCAATATTCGTAATCTTCCATTTCTGTATAAGTTGAGAATATTGTTTAAGTTTACGAATACCAACGAAAGAAAAGTTAGACCGAGCAGCAGTATTAGAAAAGGTACTATTTTCAGTCAATCCAGAAAAACTACACTTGTTTAAAATAAAGAAACTTACGGCACGATCAAGTTCATCTTGAGTGTTAATACTTTCTAAAGTCTTATTAAATAACTCCTCATGAGCAGTATCAACATCAGCTTGAAATTGATAATTGGATGCTTTTCTTTTAATATCGTCTAGTCTATTGGAAAGTTCTTCTCCACGATCCCTAAGTTGAATCCAAAAATTGTAAAGTGAAACATACTTATCATTGATCCAAATAGGAACATTGGGATATGCCTGTGCAGTATAAAATGCCACAGAACCACCACCAATAAATGGTTCACGATATTCTTTAAAGTCTTCAGGAAACCATGGAGATAAAGTCTTTGTTGCCTTAGACTTGCCACCAGGATACCTTAAACACGTTTTAAGGGGAAAGGTTTTAAGTGCTGTTGTCATTTCACATCATCCCAAGTTAATTGATCACTCATTACATAATCAAAAGGGTTATATTTCAAATATTCCCGAAAGGTTAATTTCATTTCCTTTTGAGTCATACCACAATGTTTTGCGGCCGAAGGTAAATTCATTGTAGCACGAAATAATGCTTCATTTGCTCTTTTTACATTCTGAGGAGTAGTTTTAACTTTTTCCTCCATCAGTTTGATTTTATCAATTTTTAGTATTCCCATCAAAGAGTATTGGAATTATCCATAAGTTCTATAAGGTAATTTTGAAAACTTAATATGTTTTCTGCCATTACTCGATATCCAGTTCCAACATACAGTTGTCCCAATAAAACTGATAGTGTAGCAGTTCCCCAAAAAATATAATAAAACTTAGACTTAACTTGATAATTTTTAGTTTTTTTCATCGTAAATAATAATAATTTTTTTACTTGTATTTCCTATATTATCATAGGTAGATGCATATTGTAATGTACCATTTAGAATTGAGACAACATCATTGAGTTTTTGTTCCACATCTGAATTTTCAAACTTATCAATCATTTTCATACTCCTATAGGGAAATTTTCAATTTCTATTATTTCGTAAGACCAATCCTCTATAACACCATTGGCAAGAAATCTACCACTCAATTTAAATAATTCTTCTACGGCATATTCTTGATTAGGTGCTTCGATCCAAATATCAATCACCTTACCTAATCTTAATTTCTTAATATCCAAATCAGACATTCTCTTACAACAATCTCTAACAGCATTGCCTGGAGAATCATCAACCTGTGATCTTAAACGAATAAAAACAGTTGCCTTAAATTTCATACTTCAACATCCCAATCATCATAAGATTTTCTATACACAAAATTACCTCTTCTGACGAAAGGAGGAAATTTTTTTTTATGTATATGAGTAAGATAAAAATTTGAATAATTCACAATAACTAGAAGAATCAATAATATAGTGTTAACCGACATTTTTTTCCTAAACTATAATACTATTTTACCACGTTTAACGCATTTTGTCTCCTACATTTTCATGTGTGCCTCGACACAAGTTCCTTCAATTCCTTTACCGTCAATTTATTTAACAATTTAGTAAAATGATCTGACAATAATTGCTTATATTCTTTCTTAGTCATGTTGCCGGCCGTCATCTACAATATCTTCTAATTTAACAAGACTTCTCAATTCAAGTTCAGATGCTTTCAGTTCTTCTTCACCACCTTCCTGTCTATCAACAACAGACACCACTCGATTTACAATATAACCTGATGCTCTCAATACGTTTGCTGCCTTAATAGCAGAACCTCCCGTAGTAATTACATCCTCCAATACAGTAATTTCAGTTCCTTGTGGTGGCAGTGGACCTTCTATTTGAGATGCGGTTCCATGCCCTTTAGGTTCCTTCCTAATGATGAGTCCAGTCCCTCTCTTGACCATTACAAGACCACTTACAAGAGGGTCAGCACCCAATGTAAGACCTGCCACAACATCAGTATCAATGTGCTCTAACATTGCATATGAAATAAGTTCCAGAGAACTACCTGTAAGGATCACAGGTTTGCAATTTATATAATGCTCACTAGACTTACCAGAAGATAATGTGAAATCACCTTTTCGATAATACTGCTTTAGAATTCTAATCAGTTCTTCTTTCATTTACTTAACCTTTTTTGTCGGGACATATACTCCATCCACATATTTTCCAAGACGAATGTATAGTGTAGTGAGACTTTGAGATATTAGATCGCAAGAATATGCAAATCCAGTTTTACCTTCACTCTCCCACTTCTTTCTTTGGACTTTCAAGAGATTAATAAACTTTAAAGTCTCATCTCGCATGTCCTCATTACTTATTCCCTTCTCGCTCATCTAATACCTCATTAATAAGTTCTTTAAGTTCATTATATAATGCTTCATTTTTAGGAAGTATCCTCTTTTTTATAATAGACATAGAAGGATATATCACTTCACCAGTAATTGGATCAGTATTATACTTACTAGGTTTAAGCATACTAGAATTCTCAACTCCAGATGCTGTCATACCCTGAGTATCAATTTTATCTTGCCTCATTTTAATTTATATCCTCCAATAAATTATTAATTACCATAGGAAGTAAACGATGTTCTGCTTTCTGCACTCTTTGATGTAAGATCTCTTCAGTATCTCCTGCACAAATAGGAACAGAAGAAGAATCAATACACCCTCCAGAATCTAACTCTTCCGTCACATAATGAACTGTGCATCCAGTTACCTTATCACCACTATATAGTGCTTGTTTGATAGCATTAATTCCTTTATATTTTGGAAGTAATGATGGATGAATATTAATTATCTTATTATGAAAAGCATTAATTAATCCTGGAGTAACAATTCTCATCCAACCAGCAAGAACTACCAAGTCAACTTTATGCTTATTAAGGTTTTTAATGATTTTTTGCTCATCAATACTCTTAATATGGCAATTGGGAATACCCAATCGGTCAGCTCTTTCTTGAGCACCACACCCTTTAATATTGTAGATCATAACTACAACTTCATGGTCTGGACAATTCTCAACAATGTTCTCAAAGTTAGTTCCGTTTCCAGAACACATTACTCCTATTCTCATTTAAGTCACAGAACCAATTTTTTAGAGTTTGAAGTAATCAATTTACTACCAAACATTTCATTATATTTCTTGCAGACATCCTCTTGAACTTCTGCAACATATACAACATGGTTTTTAGAAATTGTAATCTCTGGTTTGTCTTTACTAATCACAGTTGCCCATGGAGCAAATCCAACACCATTATTGGTTGGAAGAACTACAAGACCATTTTGGACTGTAATAGTTTCTTCTGTTTCAGATAGAAGTTCTACAATAACTTCTTCACCAGTTACAATTCGTAGCAGTTTTACATCAATCATTTTTTTCATCCTCGAATTTCATTTTTAATTGCATCCATCATATTCGTCTGAGTCTGGTGGTAGTGGTGGATCAGGAGCATTATCTGATATAACTTGCCACTCCTGAACAAGTCTAAACACTTGTTTCCTATCCATTCCATCTAATTTCATACAATTTTTTAGACATAGGTAGATACATTTCTCATCACTTACAGGTGCTTTCTGAGTCCAACCATTCTTATCCTTATAAATTTTTGGTTTATCACTATACCGTTCAGTTTCCATTACTTTTCTCTATTCTACCACTGAACTACATGCCACCGTGTTCATACCTTACAGAACTCATAAATGACATCATCACCCCAGATGACAACACCATCTTTCCATCCCTGGTCTTTACTCCTATAAGTTTTACCATCAAATTCTACCATACTTTTCACATTCCCGCCATTAACGAAACATTTATCTGTGGAGACTTTCCCATAATAATATCCTTTCCATGAAAAAATCATATCACAGCAAGAATTATGTTCTTCCCAATCAGGAGACCAATTCTCAACTATGGTAGTATCACCAAAGGGTATAACACGATGCCATCGATATCTATATGGTTTATCCTCACCTTCATGATGATACCATTGTGTTGATGTTAATTCATTATCACCAATACGTTTCCATCGAATATGGCAGTGTGCATACTTGGTAGGGTTAGATGCAGACTGATTCCAGTTATCATAAAACCCCTCAAGAGCAGTGCAAAAATCCATTTTCCTTACAATTTTTACCATGTTTACTCAAATGAATTCACACTCCACCATAAGAGAAGTGCTGCAAGTTTTTCATGTTTTTCATGATTCCTCGGATAATGGGCGGCCGGATTCATCAGCGGTCCATGGATACCCACGTCCGGTTTGATTCTCCTTCTTCCAACGCATAAGACGATCAAATGATGATTCCTCATCTTCCAAATTTTCACTAACTCCATCCAACATACGCAATTCTGTTTCAACCTTTTCAGTAATTGAAGCATGTCTACGCATGTCTCCACCCATAAACATCTTATCCTTTGTCATATC